TTCATCGGTGGGTTCTTCAGTTTCGGTAGTTTCGGTAGTTGCGCCACCACCGCCACCGCCACCACCGCCGCCGCCGCCGCCGCCGCCGCCGCCGCCACCGCCACCGCCGCCACCGCCGCCACCGCCATCGCCGGGACCCGGACTTTTATTGTGTGATAGAATGCCTTCACAAACGTAAGTGTGTGCGTCCGCAACGGTAAGTACTACGATATCTCCAGTGCCCTGCGATTCCGTAGAAACCCACTTGGCATTTGCCCCGTTGTCAGTTTGAACTTCATCCCCTGCAACAAGGTCGGAAACAGCCACCCAATCATTTCGCGTGGGTGAAAATAGCTTGTGAGACGGTGAGCACGTAATTGTTACAGAGTCGAACTCTACACGCACAATGTCATCTTGCTTGATAGATTTGTGCGTAACTTCGTGTTTGCCCCAGACTTTTGTGTCTTCATGAGCCGTATAAACCACATCTCCAACTTCCACCTCGCCCGCGGGCTTCGTCAAGCCGTTAGCTAAAGTAATCCGCATATCAGGTGTTGGACAGGTAGTTATAACTTCGTCGTACTCTTCGGGACTAACAATTACCACTTTATCAGTACCGGGAACGGTTGCAATAAGATCACCTCCGCCCGTGGGATCATAATTTGTCCCGGGTCCGGTCAAAACATCACCCCCAAGGGTTGCATATCCGCCATAGGGTTTTTTATTGTGGGACAAAATACCTTCACAAATATATGTATGTGCACCGTCCACCGTTAATACGACGATATCTCCAGTGCCTTGAGGCTCTGTTGAAATCCATTTGGAGGTAGATGCATTTTCAGTTTCATGCAAGACGACTTGGTCACCTTCTTGAAGGTCTGAAACTTTTACCCATTCGTCACGGTTACTTGAGAAAACTTTGTGCGTTGGAGAACAAGTAATCTCTGCGGAATCAAAAATGACTTTTACAATGTTGTCCGTTTTGATTTCTTTATATGTGACGGGATGCTTACCCCACTTCTTTGTGTCTTCGTGTGCGGTTAAGACTACATCACCCACTTCAATGTCACCGGCAAATTTAGTGCCGCCTTCCAAAAGGATACGCATGTCTGGCGTGGGACAAGAGTCGTTTCCACCAGAGGCGGTGTGTGTAACTAGCCCAGAGCTATCTCCCGTGTCTAAAAGATTTGCCACTCCTGCGGTATTAACTATCTGAGGGGTGTTGATGAGTTTATTCCCGTCTGCGTCTGACAGACCTTGTTCCAAAAACCCGTCGTCCGTTTTCTTTTGAGAAAGGTCTAAGATGACATTGCCGTTTGCATCATATTGTATTTCGCCGTTTGAACCTACAAGAGGCCCGTAGTAACTACCGTTTTCCGCCATGTCTTTAGACATGTTATAATCAGGGGAATTAGGGTCCGTGGACCCCGGGAAGGTTACGTTGCTGAAATCGTGAGGATCGTAGCCATCGTAGGGAATATAAGTGCTTCCGTCTTCGTTTGTTGCCAAACTAGCAGTTCCAATTAATTCGTCACTACCAACTAAAGTTCCATCGTTTCCGCCTTCAACTAAACCGGATGTTGCTATTTCGGTCTTTTCTTCGTCCGTTAGATCATCATAATTCTCAACGTTTGTTAAGACATCGACGACTTGTACTTTTGTAGACGGATCGTCATTACTTCCATCATAAAGTAAGATAGGCGTATTTCCTACATTGGCGGGTTCATCTGGAGTTTGTTTACCGCCACCGGTCAAAAGCCCCGCCTCTGTCAGAGTTTCACCGTACTCTTTATAAGCGTCTATAGTGCTTTGATCGACTTCATCGTAAGGTGTTGCTGTTGGACTCTCATACTCATCGACTAGTACGCCATTGACGTACACTTGTCCGTCGTTAGGAGTCAGGATGTTTGATATGGTTTGAATTAGCGTATTTGATTGTTCCTCGGTTGGACCTGCAACCTCATAGCCATCACTTGCGTTCCAATCCCACATCTCCTCGCGATCACTATCGTAGTTTCCACCGCCGGGACTTGTAATAGTACCATCGCCGTTATCAATCCAACCAATGTCAACCAAGCCTTGTTCTGCACCGCTCAAAGGAACTTTAACGCCTACTAATTGACTGGGGTCAATCTCGCCTGCGACGGAACTAGCTATTAAGTCGTTCATGACCTTATCATGCTCGGCACTAATGCCGTATGTAGGCACGTATGGATCACCAACAGCTACATAGTCTCCATCGACTAAAGACACACCCGTTCCCGTCTCTGGATTGGTGATTGTAGCACCGGCATCACTGATTATATTACCACCTGAAGTAGTCGCTACGGTACTATCGTCATCTACAATGTAACCCTTATCGTCGGTAGCATATCCAATATTGTCGCCTGTGGTCACGTTATATCCGGCAGAGCCGTCAATGTTCGGTCCTTGAAAACTGCCGTTGTCATCGTCATCAGTATTATGCGCCACGGCCCCTGTTCCGCCGCTTGCAACATAATCGTCATGACTGCCGGCATAGAAGCTATCACCACTTCCGCCTGCACCGCCACCGTCAAACATATCAGAGAAACTTGTAAAACCAAAAAAATACGCCGGTACATTACCCGGTCCGGGGACCGTGGGCGCATTGCCGCGATAATCCTGCAATAAACGTTCTTCTTGCGGGTTGATGTAAGCCAACATGTGCGGTTGGCCGCCAATCTTTGTCTCTCTTGGAATGAAAGAAGCGATCCCTCCGTCCGATTTTTTGATGACTTGTTTCGAAAACATCGGGCGGTTCATCATAACAGGCTTCCTATTCCTTGATTTGAATTGATCATACCAGAGATTGGATCGTTGGGAAATAGTGCGGCATACCTAGACCTTGCCGCAGGTTGCGGGGAAGGTGGTGTTGTCTGAGGGACAGGCGCAGGGGCTGCGGCAGGTCTAGGTTGCGCCACAGGCGGGTTGGTGGGAAGCACCCGCTGCGGTGTAAGTGAAGCCTCGTCATTGGGGCTTGGCTCGGGAACCGTGATCTGTGGTTCCTCGTCTACAATTGTTTCTTCTGTTTCGCGGACCACGGATGGCACACCGCGACGTCCAACGGTCACTGTTGATAGGAAGCCTTTTTCCGTAAGGAGTTCAGTCAAACGGCCTGCGATATTTCCTGCTTCTCGTTGAGTGCGGCCCTTGGACAGCATGGTTGCTAGTAAGTCAGGGTCTTTGAACATTTCTGTCATCACGTCCATTTTCATGGATTCAGGAATGTCCGCGAAGATTTTAGAATAAGCGGCACGGAATGCTTTGGAACCCGCACCGGCGGCAACAAGCGAACCTGCGCCTGTATCTCCGGGTATCAAGCTTTGTAGTCTTGCACCTGCCGCAGAACCGGCAATGCGTAAGTAGAAATCCATCATAGGACCCACTGTCTCAGCAAGCTCTTCAAGTCCCATGTCACCAGACGCCACAAAGCTTTCCATCTTAACCAATTCAGTAGCGAAACCTTTGAGACGATCCATCTCTTGTTTGCTCATCACATCGTTTTTGAGCATCCAATCTGAAAGACTGACTTTATTTTCAGAGTTTCGATGAGGTGCAAAGATTGTGTCATAAAATTCACGGGCACTAAACGTTTGGCTAGTGCCGCCAGACTTGACCATCGCTGCTTCCATAAACGCAGACCGCAGGCCGGCCAAAGCCTCTTCTTTTGTATGCTTTACACCGTCCGCTGTGGTCCACTCGCTTGGTGCCTTTTTAACCACATTAAGTAGATTATCCCAAGAAGCGACAGGTTTTTTCTGGGCATTTGATAGTGCTTTAGCCGCTGCGGTTGCGGGGTTTTCTGTTGTACCCGGAAGCAAATCCATAAAGGATACTTGAGCTTTAAGGTCTTTTATCTGATCGCGTTGATCCGCAAGGCCCTGATCCAAAAGAGTACGTGCTGTTTGTACATTCTCAAGGTCGGCTTTGAGGTTAGGCATCGCGGAAAGAATGTCTTGGTTTTCTGGACGCTCCATCCAACGACGAAGAGCCGGTACGTTTATTTCACCAGTATCTGGATTAAACGCTGCGGCACGAATGTTGCGAAGAATGCTCTCTGTAGTTCCGCGAACAGTGGTAGTTGTTTCAACAGCCTGTTCAACGTTTTTAAGAACGCCGGGATATTTTGATAGGCTTTTACGATTGTTTTTCAGCCATTTATTCAAACGTGCGGTGTCAACAAGCCCCGTATCCTCGTTAACTGAATATTTAATGGCGCGATCTAATGTTTTTTGAAGGTCGGGTGTTCCTGCGGATGTTGATAAGTTTGTCAAAGCCTGCGTCAGTTCGAATTGACCGACTTGATCAAGCTGCTTTAAGCGAAGATAACCCGCGTCCGATTGAAAAACATCGTTTGCAATCATTTCCGGAGCTACCTTCAAAGCTCCCGTTTTTGTTTGTGCCAACACGTCGCCAACGAATGATCGTGTAAAGGCGTCATTCAAAGCACGAGTGTATGCACGAGCGGTGTTATAAGCGGCATCACCTGTATCAAAGTTATCTAAATCCCGCATCAAGGCTTGTGCAAAACCATAAGCCAAACGTGCAGAATTAGACTTACCTTGAGCGGTGAGTTCTTTGCCCTTAGCTAACGCGGTGCTGTACATGTCGTAAATTTCTGTTGCGGTAAGGGGTACAAACTCTACCTCATCCCCAGAAGTCAGCAAGTCAACATCGGGTTCACGATCTTTTAAAAGTTCAAGATTTGCTAAACGATCATAGGCCGTCGCAAGTTTCCGCGCATTTGCGTTATCATCAAACTCACGATTGCTTGCGCGTTGGCGTAAATTCTGAGCTTGCCCGCGGATGTATGCCAGACGCTCATTAATGTCTTCAATACCTTCCGCGGTATTTATAACGTTTTCGAGAACACGCTCATCGGACGTTCCAATAAATTGATCCGAAGATTTTTGGAATGTATCATACGCACGTTCCAAGTCTTTGCTCATCGTGGGCCGTGAGCCGTCGCCCCCGTCTGAGGGTACAAGACCCAACTCACGTTCTTTACGACGAACAAACTTAATCAGAGGCGCAATATTTGGGAAAATATCATCCAACGACTCTTCCGTCTGCGGAAGGTTGTTGTTCATCCACTCTATAAATTGCGGCGTGTCTGTTAAGTTACCCTGCTCATCGACAAACTCACTGATGGCAAAGTCTGTTGGTACAGACGACCAAAGACGTTTTTCATTTTGACGAGCGGCATTTAGACGAGTGTCCAAGATGCCCTGAAGCTGAACACCTAATTGCGCCTGACGTTCTTGGCCGCCACCAACTTTCTCAAAAGCATCAAACACACGCTTCCATGCGCCGGCCAAGTCTTGCTCCATACCGTTTTCAAAAACAGCCTGAGACAAAAGAGCGGCTTCCTGTGCGGCGTCAGTATTCCCTGTCGCATACAAAGCAGTGATTGTATTACGCAAAGCACGAGTAGCGTTTACATTAGCGGACGCTCTTTCGCGACCCACACCAGTTGTTGTCTTTTCTAAAGATTTTTCAAGCGCAAGAAGGGCCGGGGACCCTGATTTAAGTGCCGCGGTTAATTCAATCGGGTTGCCTGATTCATCAATCAGTATGTCTGAAAACTCGTTTGAACCTAAACGTGCGATAACTTCTTCAGGGTCTTCACCCGATTCTTCGAGAACATCTAAAATGTAGTTTACGACTTGACGCTCTCGTTCACCTTTAAGTGCAGCAATGCCCTCTGTAACCCGGCCTTCACGGACGGCCTTGTATGCGCCCTTTCCGCCTTGATAAATCATTTTAAGGCGCGTGGTTAAAAGGTCTGTCAAAACAGAGGTAGAAATACCCCCGCCAAATTCCATTGCTAAACGAGGAAGAGGCTGACCGGGAGCACCGCTTTCCGCAACATATGCACCACCTGTGGCACCGGCACCCGCAACTGTTTCAAAAGCCAAAGTAGGAATGGGTGCCGCTCTTGCGGTTTCCCCAATCCGGCCCACGTTCTTTTCCAAAAATTGAGAAAAACGCAAGCCGCGAGTAGGTTGAAACGGACCAGACACATCTCCCATGCTTCTAGAAAGCGCATTTTTTGCAGCTTCAACACCAAAATTAAGTTGCTTTGGTACCATAAACGGCAACGGCAACCAAGCGGCTGCACCCATAGCAGTTTTACCTGCCTCGTAAGCGGCAGTTTGACCCGGCAGCATTGGCGGCTCTTCGCCCATAATCTCGTCGGCAATCTGCTCGCCCATCATGTAACCGCCGATAGAAGCAAGCGTACCGGTAATCAGTGGAACGCCAAACCGCACCGCCGCTGTCGGAAGTGTGACGGGAGGAACACCCGCAGTCAGGGTTTGACCCAACGAGTAACCGCCCATAAAGGTAGGAACGGCCGCCGCTTGAGGTATGGCTTCACGCTTTACACCTTGCATAAAGGTGCCACCTGTTATCGCGTTACCTTCTGGGTCATACGCAAACATCTCAACAATGTCTTCGTTAGACATGCGACGCTGCGCAGGAGCTAAGTCTTTTAGGCTTGGAAACAACTGAAAGGCCGGAGCCGTACCGTCACGTAGACCCTGATAAGTCAAAAACTCCGGATCGTCATATTCTTCATTAAGAACCTCAGTAAGGTTTTTGGCGAACATACCAACATCGCTGCCGTAAACCGACATGATTTGATCAAAGGTTTCTTTGTCAAACTGAGCAAAAGGAAGATTTGGTGTGTTCTCTTCAGCCATTACCTACTATTCCTTTTTAACGCTTTTCTTTATCAAACTCTTCGCCGCATCAAATGCCGCGGCACTTGAGCCTTCTGACCCTATAGATTGTACTGGCCCTAGAATTTCTTGCAAGCGATTGATCTCAAACAGCTTCTGACTTAGCTGTGATTTCATTGTGCTATCAAGAGGCACATCGCCTGCTAAGTTTTCTAGGATGATACGTTTTTGCTGATCTAAGTAAGTCGCAAGTGTCTTTAGTTTATTAGCTTCTGTTACAGGGTTAGCAAACAGAGCTTCTTCTGTTGGGAACAACTGTTCAACTTGTTGCAGGTCCGCTACCGCAAAACGTGGCGATACCGCCAACGCAGATCGACCAAGGACACGAACCATTTTAGTAAACTTACGAGCTTCCTGTGTATCCTTAAACGTTTCAGCAAAATACTCAGGGGCGACGATGCCACCGGCGGTAGCATCGATTGCGGCGTAAATCTTAGACCAGAAGCCTGTACCCTTACGTGCTTGATCGTAAGCGTCTTTAACATCTTCCATGTCCGTTGCACTGATTGGATTGCCCTCTTCGTCAGTCATTCCTGTAATGATAAGAGCGTCCATTTCAGATAACTGGGTTAGAGCATTAGAACGAACTTTTTCATTTTTAGCGACGTCATATGCAATTGTGTTAGAAACTTCGAATGCATCGCCCGGAACTTGTTGTGTGACACCGTTTTCATCAACGTAGGTTCTACCGCCGTCGTAACTTGTAAAGACACCTTTTTCAGGAATGAGGAAGCCGCGTGGAGTAACACTTGCAGTTGAGATTTTCTGCATACTCGCTTGGCCGCCGTCTTTAGATACTTGATTAACCAGAGCAATAGCTTGCTTACCAGAGGGTGAGTTGACATCAACAATGGTCGTAACAGGTGTACCTGATGCGTTGGGCAACGTAATTTGTGCGTATTCTGGTTCAGGTGCTTCGGGCGTACCAAATATAGGTCTGACATCTCCCGTTGCATTGTCGATTGCAACAATCTGACCATTCTGCTCGCGGAACGTGAAGTTACCTGTAAGTTTAAGAATTTCTTTCTGAGTCGCAAGCTCTTGATCGGCTCTGACCTTAATTAGCGCACGGGCTTCCGCATTTTTTCGCTCTTCAGCATTCAATTCACGCCGTAGCGCACGTTGCTCGCGCTCTATTTCAAGATTAGTTTCCATAGCCAAGCGACGATTAAACTCAATTTTAGCACGTTCTTCACGACTTAATTCGCGGTTCAAAGCGCGTTCTTCGGCTTGAATATCAACCTTAATAGCTTCTGAAATATCGTACAACTCATCTTTGCGGTTTCTGTCGTACTGTGTTTGCTCAACTTTCGAAGATAGCGCGAGGTCATAAGCTTGAGAGTCCGCGGTGTGAGTACCTGCGTTGAGAAGCTTATTATACTCCGCTCGTTGATTTGGATCGTTGATGTTAAAGCTTTGCGGCACAGCAAGAGGATTAGCCAAGTCATACAGCGTCTTTGTCTCAACGTCGCGTTCTGCGGCTTTCTTCGCAGTTTCATCTGCTATGCGTTGATTATAAGCAGTGTCACTTTCAGTGTAATCACCGGCAGCACCTGTTTTCTGCATGATCGCTGCAAAGTCTTCCTTGTTAGTTAAAGGCATGGTAATGGGTTCGCCTACGCCGTCTTTAGGGTAAAGCGTTACTGTTTTAAAGTCAGGCTTATCTGATTTGGGTTCTGATCCAAGGTTATAGGCCGTTGCACCCGGTGTTCTTTTTACAAGTGCTTCAAAGTTTGCCGCCTGTTGTTGGTCATTTACGTTAAATGTACCTAAATCCACACCGTTGCTGCTTACCACACGTTTATAATCAGGCTGTAAGGCTTTTGTGGCTGATTTACCCGCAATGGTACGCTCTAACGCCTGCTTGGCGGTCACGTCAGACTGTGACGCCTGTATGGAACTTTGCAACGCGGCTAAGTCCATCTGCCGTCTTTCAGCATCCATAGCCTGCTTGGCATCCAGTTGGCCCGCGGCCCGTGATCCGATTTTCTCGAACAACTGCGTAGACTGCGCGGCGTTCATCAAACGTTCCGCAGGAGACATTGCACGGTCCGTGGGTGCACCCGCAGCTAACGCCGCTTGAGCGATATCAAACAGCATCTGCGCTTGTGTCATCTTTTTGCGCTCTTCAAGTTGCGCGTCGCGTGATGCTTGATCGCCTAAAACGCCAGAATAAAGCTTCTGGAACTCAGGCATGTATGCCGCCGCACCAGACGCTACTTCGCCGCCGGGTGCAAAATGGCGGACTTCGCCGCCTCGGTTAAAATTTCTAGGTGGAGTGTTGCCCGCCCCCTGCATCATGAGTTGGCCAACGCCCTGCCCCATTGGGGTAGGCTCTCCAGAGGGCATTTCCATGTCGATTTGGTTAGACAGGCCCTGCATTAACTCGCCAATGCCGCTATCAATTGCGCCTTCTTCCGTCATCATAATTGTCGGCTGAACCATGGCCAAAACACTTTCCGGTGTTTTGTTAGCATCAACCTCACCAACATACTGAGCAAGTTCCGTGTACCGCGCTTCAAGGGGCCTTTCATTGCCTCTAATTGCATCGATCATGGACTTCGGATCATCGGCTTGTTCAATATTTGCCATCATTTGAGCCGACGCGATCTCACCGGCCTGTCGTCCTGTAGCCTGTGCTTTTGCGGTGGCCTCTTGCATAAAATTTGATGGCGATGGGGGTGCCATTGGAGCCGGTGCGGGCGGTGGGGGTGCCATTGGGGCCGCGGACGGTGCTACGGGACCACCGGCTTGTCGGAACATTGGACGCTGCATAACAGGACCACCGGCCATGTACTTTTTAGCCATTTCAGGGGATATTTTACGCTGAACGTGCTCCGGAAGTGATCTAAAACCTTTATTCATTACAAAATCCCCGCCTGTTTGGCTCCACCATAAGCACTTAACCCTGCAATACCGGCACTAGCTGCCTGCATAAAGGGAGATGCGCTACTTCCACTGCTCATAGTTTGTGTAGACTGTGATGTTGGAATCCCCGCATATACGTCGGATAGGAAGCCAAGCTGCTTGTAAGGCTCTTGGTAATTCTGCTCATCAGTTAAACGCTGCGCATCCAAAATCGCTTGCTCATTAGCCTGTTCCATGCCACCGGTTGTCATTAGGTTGTTGATATCACCGGCTGCTAGGTTAGCCTCTAATTCACCCAAGCCCGCGGTCACCACGCCTTGGTTGCTTAATTGATCCGCCATGCCCGCTTCACCCAAAGCTCCGGCCTGACCGAGTTCACCAATGCCCAGACCAAGCTGACCCTCAGTAGATGCCGCGGTAATGGTGCGATCCTTGCCGCTTTCAAAAGCCGTTTGAGCACGAGTTGCCGCATCTTGGTAGCCTTGCATACGCAAGTCCGCCACAGTCGAGGCCAAGCTCTTTTCAAAGGCTTCTTGACGTGGATCAAGGTCCCGCGCCCGTGCGCGTTCAAAACCACTCTGTCCGTAAGCACCCGCAGACACCGCTTTAGCTGCAATATCGCTTGCCCGCATAGCCTGTTGGGAATCAAAGTTACTTCTTAAATCAGCAATGGTACGGTCAATTACTTCTTGTTCATAAGGGTTCATAAAGGCTGTAATACCATCCGGAGAAAACTCGGCTCCGGCCCCGGCTAACGATTCAATCCCTTTTTCCGCCGCCGAAACGCCTTTATCCGTCGCCGTACCCATGCCTGTAATTGCGTCTTCGGTGTAGTCTTTAGCAGCTCGAACGTCGCCTACACCCTCAGCGATATAGGGCTTATACGAACCAACACCCGCTTCGGCTTTCTCAATGGCTTGTTGCTGACCCGTGGTAAGTCCGGCAACCTGATAGTCAGGCATTCCAAACTGAGCATCAGGAGAAATGGCACTGATGTCTTCTACGGAATAATCAAGGGCCGGAAGATAGCCCTCTTCGCCTTCAACGCCCTCGGCAGGCATGGACAGACGCTGCGCAATCTCTTCGTCGGATAAGCCTTCGGCCCGCAGGTTTTGCACCTGCTGTCCAAACATCTCATTGCGAATTAAGCCCTGAGTGTCCTCTAAAAGACCTAAACGATACGCTTCAATCTGCGGGTCTTGTTTTGTAATTGTTGTTTGTACGGTCATGCCACAACTCCACCTTCAAACGCCCGCATCATATCATACATCTTTCTAACGCCCTTTTCACGGCTGCCGTTTCCTGCACCGCGAACTGCACGAGCGGTCATTACAAACTCACCGTCAGACAGCATCGCGGGAATGTCATCAGAAGTCTCTGTGCCCGGACCTGCAATATATCCTTGGCGACGAGGATACATTTCACCGCCTTGAGCAGCATACTGCGGCAGATAGCTTTGGAAGATATAGTCTTCCTGCTTAGGCTGTCTGCGCTTGCGACCAAGAGTAGTGCCGAAAGGCATACGAGCAAATACACTATATTTCTCAGGATTCTGCGCATACAACTCTTGAGAGGTAATACCGAAAGGTGAGTCATCTAAGTTGACTTCTGGTGTTTCAAAAGCACCTGCCGCTGCGGCCAATCCCGTACCAACCGCGGCCAAAGGTCCGTATCTAGCCAGTAGGCCCGGCTGCGCTTGCGCGACTTGATCTTGCGCCATCTTAACAACTGCGTCTTTGCCGAGAGTTTCAACCAAATTAGGGTTTTTATCTACAATAGACGCAACTTGATTTAGCTGTTCTGCGGGACTCGCAACCCCGCGATTAGGGCTTAAATACTTCTCAAAGAAGTTTTGAGGCTTTGCTGCGGGGGAAGGTGTTGCCGCGGCCGGTGTAGAGGCAGGAGCAGCCTGCTGTTGAGCAGTCACTGCAGTCTTAATCGGGGTTGCCGCGGGTGCTTTGCCTGTAACGAACTCTTTAACTTTTGGATTCACAGCCAAGCGTTGACCCGGTGTGCCGAAGGCGGCTTGAGTAAACCCTTCACCAAAACCTGTTTGTATACCCGCGGTAAAGCCGCCGGCCAGAGCACCAAAGGCCGCATTTTTCAAGGCGTCTTTAAAGTTGCCACCCTGTACAAGTGTGGTAATTCCCGCGCCTAAAGCACCAGAACCCACTGCGCCAAGGCCCGGTAGCAGCATGTTAAGGCCGATTGGAATGATAATCGGAGCGATCTTCTTAAAGACGTTTTTGATCCCCTTGATCAACTTCTTCAAGAAAAACTCGGGCTGACCTGTGACAGGGTTAATGCTGTTGGCACCAGAACCTACCGTATAACGCTCCATGTCCACGTTAGACCGATCAAACGCTTGAGTAAGCTCTTTGGCTAATTTAGGGTTTTCTTTCAGAATCTCAGGAGAAACCGCAATCTCGCCTGTCTTCATGTGCACAAGTTGATCGTCACCGTTGCGCCCATAAGACGCCATACGGTTACCTACTTCAACCATAGAATTAATGCCCCGAGGGGCACCAAAAGCTAGAACATTGTCCTCAATCTCGTCCATGTTGGACGTCAGAAAGGAAGCCAGACCGCCTTCGGGTATTCGTTTTAAAGAGTTGTATTTCATCACAAAGCCTTCAGATTACCCGTATACTAACAAATATATACCATAGTTTCTATAATAATCACAACGTAGTTCCACCCATAGATTGTGGCATTGTCACGGAGATGCTCGTATTACGACGCTCAACACCTGTCCACGGTTGTCCGCAATCAGGACAATTGCCGTTTGGATAAGATGCAATCTCTTCGGGCGTATCTACAATATTAGGACAGTTTTCGCAGTGTAACGTTTCAGTGCTCGTAGAAGGCCGCCAAGAGGAGCCATCATCCATTTTAATTACTGTGTCGGTCATGTTGTGGTCACCGTTACTGTTCCGACGGCCGCGGTCCCCGAAACCCCGCGTGGATGCGGGATAGACGGTAGACTTATTTTTACAAAGCCGCCTTGTTGAAAGAGCGCATTCTCTCTTAGGTTATAGTCGTCTGTTTGCAATGCTGTCAAAGTTAAAGCCGTATTACGTCCTTCTCCGGGGTTCTGTAACTGCTCAAGCAAAACAGAGAAGGAGCGAACTACCTCCGACATGTATTGTTGGTTGTATTCTACCGGCGCAACCGGAAAGAACGGACGAACAAGGTTCCTACTCATTGTCTACCGTCCGGACGCAGATCATAACGCAATGTTCCTAATCTCCACGCTGTTCCTGTTCTGTCAGAACGCACGTTGATAGACATTTGACGCCCACGAAGCCGTAGGTTGACGTATTCCGTATCCTCCGTAACAGCACTTTCTGTTTCTTTTAAGAACGAACCGCTAGATTTGTTACGAACGCGAGTGTTTATATCAACTTCCGGAGAAGGCTCCGTGGAGTTTCTAAAGGATACGTCGGGCAACAGCCGTTTGATAAACACGAAGTTTTCGCCGTCACCAATATCCAAAGGAGCGGAAGTGACATATGAGGTAATAGCCGTAGGCGGAGAAGTGCTTCCGTCGTCAAACCCATTCTCATGGTTGTAGAGGTAACCGTCGGTACTTGCCGCAATAGGGTATTCATAAATACCGTGGTCCATCCACGCAGTACGGGTCAAAGTGCCATAATACCAAGAGTTCTCTTGATAATTAAAGACCACATACTTGTCATTAGTTTCGCTGCCTTCGGATGGATAAAACCACCAGATTTCAGAGTGACTAGAATTAGTAGCCGCCGTAATCTTCAAACTTTGCGAGTAATTAAAGTTGTTAAAGACCGAGTCTTTTACGGTACAAGGAATGCGTTGAACGCTACCATTAAAGATGTAAAACTCACCTTCGCCCATCCAATATACCGCGTCGTCCACGGCCACTGCCGACTTCGGACTTGCTATACTTATGTTTTCAGAAATGCCTTGTACCCCAAAGGTAAACGGCGGACCCAAAAACTGCATGGCATAAAGGGTGGTATCGGTAAACACCATGATCTGTTGACGGGTTTCTATGGCAGTAACAATCTGTGACCCAGAGCCTAACCGCAAGTCCCCCGCGGTGTTTTCTAAAGTAGGCGTCCAATCGGTCAAAGACGCTTGGTCCGAAAAGCGAATTAACAGAGGGTCTTGAACGCCAGTGTTCCCAACCGCATCGCAGCCAAATGCAATGATATGGCGATCTCTATCAGAAACCATGATCTTACGAGCAACCGTTGGCGTATCCGAGGCACCGCTCAAAGAGTCTAGGCTTACTGCCCGGGTTTCAATGCCTCCACTGTTATCCCAATAGTAAATGTTGCCGTCTTTTACATTAAACAGAAGGTCTTCCCCAAAGTTGTCCTGCTCGTATAAACGAAGTTGTGCGCCGACCACCGTTGTGCTTGCTTCAGAACCCCATGTACCTCGTGCCCAAGTAGAGGCACCCCAACCAGACCCCGTCACCGCAGCATCCAAGCCAGTGTTTATTTGATACGCGCCGACTACCGCGGAACCACCATCTCCCGAATCCGAGGCCGTCGCAGTTACTAATGTCGGGTTTAGTTCACCATCTTCCGTTATTGACGAAATACTTGTACCCGCTGTTCGTGCTTGTATTTTGTAGCTTGAAGTATCTACGATCTCTATGATCTCATACTCTTGGTTTAAAACATCCGCCGTAATGTTTCCGCCTAAGCTTACTGCACCAGAAAACGTCACAAAATCATTTAGAACCGCGCCATGATTTACATGAGAAACCGTAAGAGTTGACGATCCTGTGGCTGCACTAAAGGTTACATCTCCGGCACTAGTGGTGGCGCGAATGGGGGTTATGTCGTTAAACGACGCTCCTGTTTCAACGTAAAACTTTAAGTTAGTCCCAACACCCGTGTATTTATCCCCAGACAAGGAAATAAAGGGATGCAGGGAACGACAAGCCCCTAAAAAAGAATTTGCGCTTGTTTTTGTCCAACCACCTATTTTTTCTGGAAAACCCAGACGAAACCTAATTTTGTCGCAATCAACCCAACCGCCCTCATTTGAGTAGGGGGTTATTTCAGTGTTTATTCCCGGCTTAAACGAAAACTTGGAAAACGGCATATTTGCGACCTCAACTTTTAACCAACCCTATCACACAGGCTTGCTTGTTTCTATACCGCAGGACGATCTGGCCAGTTCAAACGATCTGGAAAACCGCTCATGCCCGTGATGTTTCTCAAGAAATGTCGATAATCAACCCAATCTGGAGGGACTTTTTGGTTTCTTTCTACAAAAGACAAAATAATGTCGTTTGTGTCTTTAAGCTCTTTCATCGCTTTTGCTTTAATGCGACTACTCATTTTTTCCAAAGAAAGCGGCACGACTGTTTTTGTTTCACGCCAAACACCGTCTACATTCTCTATACCTGTCTCCAATTTTTGCAGGTCTTGGTTATAAATAGGCATCCTTGCAGGCTCTACGGGAAACACGTTAAAAGATCGTAGCGTTTCGTGAGGCACAACGTTAGGAAAACTCACTTGAGGGTGAAGTTTTTTCAACGCACTTAATGAAAAAGGGAATTTTTCAACCTGCCCATCGTCGTTTAACAAAACATAGTTCATACTTTAAATTCTCCCACATAGTTGCCATAGTTAAGAAAAAACCTTGTTCCGTCGGCATTCCAACAAAACGGCCCCACATTATGTGTCACCAGATTATTAATAGGGTTCAGTCCGTTAGGGTCCGGCGGTGACGGCGGAACCCATAGTTTTGCGGAAGTAAGCTCGGTCGCCGTTGTTATATCGTATGCCGTAGTAAGTTCAAATGCGCGAATATATATGTCTCTTGTTTGCTCGACAGTTTGAGAAGATGAAATTTCTATCGCGTAAAGGTTGTAGCCGTCATTTGCAAATTTAATATTTCTGAACCAAGGAAGAGACGAGGTGCTCGTCCAAGGGAATGAACCATACGAAGCAACAGTAGGCAAAACCTCAAGATATTTTGCGTTTCCGGATATCTCATGAGATGCTGTAGTCGGATCATATGCTGTACTTAAAGCAAGCTTTAAAAAAACGACATCTGAACTGCCCCAAGCCATAGAGGTCCAAATAGCGGTTCCGTCACTACTCCAACGTACAGAATGAGCGGGCGAAGCCGCGTCTGTAAAGCCATTATAACCCCAACTTACACCGTTAACCTGTTGAGCGGTTTGTGAGCCAAGAGTGGTAATATCCCACGGGGTAGTCATGGTTCCCATATATAAATCACCGCTGCTTGGAAAAATCCAATGAAGGCCATTGCTACTTATGTCAAAGGTGTACGACGTTGTTGCTAATGCCCCGTTGCATTTTATGTACTTTTCATTCCAAGTTGCCGTGCTCAGATCATACGCGGTGGACAGATTCCATTGATTGACCACAACGTCACCAGAAAAAGTAGTATCGGTGCGTCTCGGCCAAGTTTGAGAAGTACTGTTTTCGTCGAGCATATACAATTTACTACCACTGTCCCCGAACCTAAATTCTTTACTACTAAATCCACTAGCTGTGTGAGGAATGGTGCTGCGTATAAAGGGGTCAGCGAAATACCAAACATTAGAACCACCATCGTGAGAAATTGTTTTAAAATCATATCCGGTAGACATGTCGGTTCTTATCATTCTGGTGCTAAGACTATCACACCCGTAAAATAGTTTTGTACCATCGTCGGTCATAAACAAGCCTTCCTCCGCATCGCCGCCTCCGGGCAAAGCTTGTCCATTATAGGTTTGCGTAGGTGTACTTGGAATAGTGCTAAGGTCCCAGTTTGTCGTTAAATCAAAACGATAAAGGTACTGTCTCTGTCTGATGATCAGAATGGACCCGTCTGACTTAAAGTGAAGACCCGCCGCCTTACTATCATTGACTAAAGATAAGGTTTTGGATGCATCGGGAGTTGTCGTGCTTCCGATTGTGCTTATATCCCAAGCGGTGCTTAGGTCCCACTGAAAAACATACTCTGTGTTAGAGTTATAACTTAAGGCATATGTGTAAAGCTTCAAACCGTCTGGCTTGAAAAACATTCTAGTTTGAAAGGTTGAGGAACCTATTGTAAAGGTCCCAAACGTAAATGTTTTATCAGGTGTCGCATTAGCTGTAGTAATGTCATATGCGGTAGAACAACTATACCTTTTTAGCGTAGAAGAGGTAGTTCCATCAGTTAAACGGTAAAAATAATTTCCATTGTCCCCCCATGCAATATCGCCACTATCAATATCGGAATCAACGGTCAAGGTTGTAGTATCGAATGTGGCACTAGCTGTACTCAAATCGTAGGCCGTAGTGAGAGAGTATTGTCTAACTACTCCACCGAGGACAACTTGTATCTTTGTGCCCGCAGGGTTCATTGTGAAAGAATCCCAACTCGAAGTATCACTAGGCGCAAACACATTGTCGGGTTTGAAGTCTGTTTTGCTAGTTATGTCATAAGCCGTAGACAAGCTGAAAGTAAAAATACATTTTAATGTTTGGTCGCAGATAAAACATTTTGTTCCATCAGAATTAAACTGAAATGACGAAATCCCCGAAGAGGTTGTATTAAGCGATCTACTAAACTCGCCAGTTATGTAATTCGGCGAGTTTGCTGCTACGCCATAATTGGTATACGGCGAAAATTCATATATTCTTCCATCGTCCTTGGTTATTTTGTAAAATTCACTGCCGTCGGCATTCCACTCAAACCCAATATTATTATAATATAAGTTACTTTGTTCACGACTAGATTTCATATAACCTATTCCGCCGGTGTCCGCGGTTCCGGGGTCCCCTGCGGTGGTTACTGGCACAGTATAAAACCCATACGGCAAAACCATTAAGTCGTCATTAGTAGTCCCTTTATTATAACTATTACCAACAGCAAAAGTTACTTCTGTTTGATCATCGTTAAAAGTAAAACTGTACGCATTATCAAAAGCCGACAACCTATAAGAACCCAAATCATCTACGTGGTCTGCCACTTTAGCATTGAAAACATATGGGGTGGCCATGTGTGTCGTATAAGCATTACCTACAGACACTACCGTTAACGTTTTTCCGTCTAAACTGATATTGACACTTTGAGCGTTGTTAACATAGTCCTGTGTAAAGAAATTCGTCACACCAAAATAAGATGCCGTCGAAAGATCATAAGCCGTTGTAAGATTGTATCTTAAAACTCTTACAATGTCGTCACCATTATAATTATTGTCAAAATTAAATTTATAAAACTCTGTTCCATCCGCATTGAAAATAAGGTCCATGGTCTGCATAGTAGTGTCTAATGGAACAGAATTACCTGTCGGGTCTGGATATAATGTTTTGCTTGCAAATTCTGGCTGATAGGAGGTGAGACTAGTTGTGGGTCCACCGTCAACGAAAACTGAGGAAACACCGTGATTTAAATGAAAAATACGCGTCTTATTGCTACTACTGACGACCATAAAGTAGTCATCACCAAGGTTATCTGGACCAATTGCACCTACAACAGGCTGCAAATTCGATACGTCTAACGTATTCCAATCAAGTGTCGTTAAGTCATACGCCGTCGTAAGCTCCACCGAAGAAAACGGCTTATTAGCGTCATGAATAAAAAAGACCGAACCGTCTGAAGAAAAGTTTGAATCCCTTATGCTCGCAAAACCATTTCCAGATATACTAGTGATGTCCGTACCGGCAGTAACGCCCGAAGATAGATCATATGCGGTAGTTAAATTGAAAACTTTTATTGCAGTTCCGGTGTCTAAAACGCAGTAATATTTTGTACCATCGCCGTTAAAATTACCTGTAAAGGTGTACCCTACTGTAGAAGGATCACAGACAGACGTGATAATTGTTTCAGTATAAGAGGAGCTTAAATCCCAACCCGTTGTGAACTCTACTTGATACAATCTATCGTTGTTATCAACAAAATGAAAAGTTGTACCATCCGAAGTTACTCTTAAAGGACCTAAACTAACTCCGGTGTAGGTATCATTAATCTTCTGCGTTTGAGTTCGAGTGGCCGTAGACATTATATACGGCTCGTCTAAGGAAAATTTCCATAAATACCAATCTGTGTTGTCACCTGTCAGCAAAATAGCAATAGTGCCGTCTGAATTAAAAACTAAACCTCTATTGAAATAGTCCCCTATGGCTTCATACGCCCACTGATTAGTATAGCCATCGCCCGGCACCGGCTTTGCAGTATCGAATGTCCAAGGCGTTCCCTTTTGCTCACGCCCCATTACAACTTTACGAGATAAGCTCATTAGCTAAACTCCTGACCCCCGATAAACCCATACCAGTTTGTTCCACCGTCTGTGGTGTAAAACGTGAAAATATCCACATTACCAGAACCCGTACTCAAAGTAGGTGCCGTTCCACCTGCCCAACTAATCGATGCGGGCCAAGCGAACGTTCTTGCCGTGGTGTCTTGTACTATTTTCAAAGTAAAGGCATAGCCCGTCCCCGTTGCAGGCGGATTACTGATGGTAAGCGTGGTGACGTTTTCAGTCAGCGTGGTTTGAAACACGTTTGCTGATTCACAATCCACGGTCAGCGTACCGGATGACGAAGAAATAGCGGAATAAGTTTCGTTATACGACTTTGCCTTAAACTCTTCGCTTACTAAAACATCGCCATTCGCGTCCGCAGTTACAGTCTTGCTTGCTTCAGACGTGCCCAAAGTAGTTATGTCGTTATAGTTTAACTCAGCGGCTGTCGCCGTAACCCCCATCTGGGTTAAGTCAATCTGTAGAATAGTTGTCAAGTCTTTTACTTCGGCACCGGAACCCGCTCCGTCACAATAAACAATGGCAGAATCGCCATTTGCTACCGTAACATTACCGCCCGTACCTTGAGTTAAAACAACATTTTGACCACTATTGTTGTAAACAAAATAAAGATGTGACGCGCTATTGGGGGCTATGGTTACCGTGTTTTCTCCAGAGGGTGACCCGGCAAAGACTAAAACCCGATACTGTCCGTCAGATAATGCGCCATCACTTGTTGTAAGGGTGTGTGTTGTTCCACTTAAGGTAATTGTGCCGACACCGTTTACGAGTCGATCCAACATCTGCAAGTTTGTGTTTGTTGTATCCCCCCATGTGCCAGACTGTTCACCAGTAGCAATGAGTTCGATACCTGATGTGGTATAAGTACTAGCCATGTTATTTCCTTATGCTGCCTCTATTTCTGTCCAAATAGCTTCAGAGAGGGGTTCTTCGTCAGTATAGCTTGTTCCGACGCTTGGAGCAACTTCTGTATAAGTTGCGGAAGAAAGGTCACTCAATTCGCTGTAGCTTGCGGACTGACCTACACTTATTTCAGAATAGACCGCGGAACTTACTGGACTTACCGTGCTGTAACTTGTCAACGGAGACGGGTCTATTGAAGAATAAGATGCGCCTTGTGCCGGCACAATGGCCGCGAAAGAAGTGCCGGGACTTGGACTTAACGAGGCATAAACCGCTAATTGATCCGGGGATATACCTGTATACGAAGGTATTACTCCCGGCAGGATGCCGGAGTAGTCAGAATCAGGGTCTGGAGAGATGTTAATCCAGAATGGTAAGTCTACGCTGCCGACGAAACCTGTCGCCGCGACACCAATCAAGGTTACGTTAACACCAGTGCCAATAGTGACGCTACCAACACCACCTGTAGCAGAAACACCATTTACGTTAACTATGATGCCTTCGCGTACAGAAACACTGCCAACTTCGGCGGTTGCTTCTACGCCTGTTACGGATTCGTTTACCCCTGTGGAAACGGAAACACCATTTACATCCGCACCAACGCCTATGCCCGTAACAGAGACGTTTGCATTTGCGGCGATTAAAACAGTTCCGACGGCACCTGTCGCGGCAATACCCGTGACGTCAATCTCGGCTGTACCACTTGTCGTGACACCGTTTACTGCGCTCGTGCCCTCGGAACCCGTTGCATCCACGTTTGCCGCAGCCGCAACCGTTACAGTACCTACATTGGTTGTTGCACTTATACCCGTAGTAGGGACATTCGCCTGCGCCTCAACGGTAACGGAGCCTACTGCGCCAGTTTGCTCAACACCCGTGACGTCAACCTCGGCGGTGCCCACGACACTAGTAGAGCCAACACTTGCCGTAGCGGAAACGCCCGTAAGTGAAACAATGGCGTTTGCAGAAATGTTTACAGAGCCAACACTTCCCGAAATAGCGTCGAGTGCCGGAGACGAAGACCACGCGAAGTCGCCCCATGCGTTTTGACCCCATCCCGCAGGAGGCACTTGAATATAAACATTAGATATTGTGGTAACGGATACATCATTGGTGCTGCCAATAAGGGCAGACGTCGGAGGCGTAGATTGACCCCAACCTACTTCTCCCCAACCGTCAAAACCAAAGCCACTGAAAGTAACGGTTACGCCCGTGCCTTCGGACACGGTAAGGCTACCAACATTACCTACAGACGCGACACCCGTAGGGTTTATGTTTGCATCCGCTATGTTAGAAACATTACCAACACCGCCTGTGGCGGAAACACCCGTAACGTTGACGCGTTCGACTAAACCACCAACCTCACCTGTGGCGGAAACACCCGTAACGTTGACTACAACGTTACCACCTTCGGCTATACCAGTATCTGCGAGAGGAGCACCTGCGAGAGGTGTAAAACCAAGCATTATACTCCTCCTTAGTTTTTAAGACTCAACAACCCAATATAACAAAACTTGCCCCACAGCGGAAGTTGAAGAGGATACAACGATATAACGAAAGCTTATTGTCGGTATCCCCGTGTAAGTCATTTCTTCAGTACGCAAAAAGCTGTTGTTTCCGCCAGTAAAGCTGCCACTTGCTTCATAGTAAACATAATAAACATTTGTACCGTCAGACGCACCTGTACCACTACTTGGAGTTCCATTAGCATCTGAAACCCACACAGAATTTGTTGAAGCGGTGACAACTTGTCGGAATGGAAAAGAGTCCAAGTTATTTATTTTATTCGTGTAAGCTAATTCTCTTTCCGCCTGAGTATCTGTATCTACATTATCAAATCCCGCATCATGATTATGCGTTTCGAATGCTGCATTTAACGCAGAGGCCGTATTAGAAGGGTCTGTGTAACTAGAGTTAAACGAAAAAGTGTTCATCTGAAAGTCTGAATACCAATTTGTAACATCTCTTATCAACCACACCCAACGACCCGTGCTGCCCCCAGAAGGGGCACCAGAGGCGGTAACTGTACCTGAAGAAATCCAAGAGGATTGAGCAACATTTGCAGGATGTGACCAGTTGGCAGTGTAAAAAGTTGTGCTTATTAGTGGAATAGGCGCAGTGCCTTTTTTTATTCTCATAAGTTGAGAATTTAAAGTTAGCAAACCGCCTTTGTTTGTGTCGCCGGCTTGCGAAATAGACGGCTCCACAAGGGTTGTTGAAGCCGGGCCTTGAATACCTCTGAAATAGGACTCTTCTTTAAACATCAATCAAGGTCCTCATATACAACGTGCAGAGTCAGACCCACTCCCGAAGAGGTGGCAGTCATCTTAGCACCGGATTCTTGCATGAAATACAACCCGTTCAGTAGTGGTGTTGCATCTTCAGGTTTTACTGTACCGCTCCACAAATCTTGTGGTCCAACAGACCATGATATTGTGTAATCTAGCTCTGTTGAATCCGTCTCGTTTGAAACCACAATAGTCGTGACCTTGGCACTTGCCGCGTCAGTGTCAAACACTACAGTTTCTGAAGTCGTTAAATTAAAGTCCATACTTTGAGACATCAGGTCATTACCTCATATGAGCATACGGCATCAATTACACTGGCAGAACTAGCAAATAAGCGCAGAGATTTACCCTCTGTTATATAAACAGGGGCATCTTTCGAAATAACCTGTATGGAGCTTTCTGGAGGCAAATCTAAGTTTCTTGTTATGTAATGACCGCCGGAAAAAATATATACGTTAAAGCTATGTGTTGCTGTGCTTTGATTTGCAACATACAAAGAAACTATTTTAATAATGCCGTTTGAAGGCGCAGTACACATAATTGTAGCACTCGTGCCCACCGTTGTAGTTGTTAATTCGCCGGTTATGCTAGTGATTTCTAGTAAATTTGGATTAGCCATAAATTACCCCAACATGTTTGCGTAAGCCACGGCTACCGCCTTTTGAACAATGTCCTTCGACGATGCTGTTAAAAACACAACTGCACTTCCACTCAAATTAATTGCGGAACCACTATTAGAACTTTCATCAACACTGCGAGTTAGTGTTGTTCCAGAAGCAGTGTAAACACCCTCTCCAATTTCCCAATTATTACCATCTTCGATAGTGTATCTTACAGAATCGCCGTCGCTAACGCCGCCCCCTGAAAAAGATTGATAACCTGTTTCCGCAGTGCCCAAAGTAATCGTGCCAGTACCCGTTGTACTAGTCGCAACTTTTACTCTGTTGGCCAACGTAACCATTATGCAATCCTTATGATTGCATCCGTTGCATCCGCCGTCGGGAAGATAATTTGAAAGTCTCCAGAAGACGAAGATTTATCTGAGCCAAAGTCTAAGACTACAACAGATGGGTCGCCCGCAGCCGTGTCGTTGTAAATCAACGCTCCACGAGCCGTAATGGTTGCACTTGAAAAGGTCAAATCGGCAAAGTCCGTAAAGGCTGTCGTGCCACTTGACGTTGGTGTTACATTTGTAAGTGTTCCGCCGCCCGCGGTATAACCTGTTCCGGAGACTTCGTTTGTGGCTGTGTACGCTGTCGTTGCTGCCGTAAAGGACGCATTGTTGTCGTACAGAGCCAATTTGAACGTGTCTCCAGTGCTGTTTGTAAAGTTATGTGTGCCCGTCAAAAGCTCTGATTTGAACGAAGTACACATAAAGTTTCCGGTAAAAGCCATTTAAAGTCTCCTTATAAGCTCCGCTAGATCAGGGTGTCCGGCGTCTTTTAAAGCATTATACACAGTTGTCCGGTCACTGCGAATAGCCTGTCTCATATAAAAAGCAACAAGCTTTTCTATGTGTTTTGAAAACGCACGAGCTTGATCCCGCAACCCCGGATGTGCGTCATCCGATACCGATATAATTTTTTGCACACACTGCTCTGCAAGCTCGTCAGGAGTAAACCCTCGGTTATCCGTGGTCTTTACATCGATAATCTTTTCGTTTTGCGGAACATTTAGGTCAAACTTAAACATCACTGTTTCTGCCTTATAATTTGACCTGTTCTGTACTGATCAGTGGTTTCTTTTGCCTCACCCAACATTTTCAAGCCGACTAAGGCTTCTTGGAAACGTTGAGTATAAAATTGCATCATATCCTGCTCACCCTTCATAAACAGATACGCCTCAGTCAAACAACCATACAACAAAGCTAATTCCGCATTTGTACTTAACCACGTACTTCCGCTATCGGCTCCCGCAGTAATACTCGCAGGGCGATAAAGATAATGTAGCTCGGCAGTAAACGCAGAATCAGGCGTAGGAGACAAAATAAAATTGTCTACGTCAAATTGAGCATAATAACGGGGCGAGCCTTCCGTGGTAGAATCGGGCGTTACCGTTTGTATGAAGCTGACGTCTTTAAACTCCAAGAAAAACTTATCGCCGTTTGTACCGGCAAAACTTAAAGACATCGGAGCTAAAAAGTCCGTAGGACACGCTAAGTACTTATTACTCGCCGTAGACGAGGCGGTAGCATTTTTCTGAAACAAACTAAGCTGCACACCTTTTAAAATGCGCTCTTCCGCAATTCTTATGAATAACGGTATATTAGCAACAAAGGTGCTTTCGTCGTTTTCCGTGTAATCCTGTATCGCTTGTTTTAATTCACCGTAATTCATTTAAAACTCCACTATACCGCCCTTACCGAACACAAACTGCCACCACCGCGCAATCCGCCAGTGTTTGCGGTATCTGTCAAAGTAATAGAGTACTTTTCCGTATCTATAACTGTAATCACGTAGCCGGCACTTTGATTTATTTGGGTTTTAGTTAAGCCATCAAAACCAACGGCGTTTTCAAAACGCACCCGATCACCAGTTTCACGGCCATGCCCCTTTTCGATCACCTGCGTGACACCACTACCGCTATCCCCCGATATAAAGGGGTTATTGGTCAGCAAAACCTCCGACGCAGGCTCTGTTCTATCCGGCCGCGCATCCAACAAGGCTTGTGCGTCAATAACTTTACGAAACGGCCCAAGTTGAGGCTGTTTTGGTTCGTACTCATCTCGTCCGACTAATGCACCATTCCACTCTTTACGCATGTCTTTGTACCGATACCGGAAACCGGATCGGTCTGAGATTGCATATGAGTTTTTACCGGTAGCAAACTTTGACATCAGTTCGTCCTAAAATACTCGTATTGAGGCACTACGTTAAACGAAGCTCGGTCCCGATCTTCAGCCATAGCGCGTTCAAATTCTTCTTCATACACAGCTTTCAAAAGCTGTATGCGCTGAGGTGCACGTTTCATCGCAATGTAATACGCCAAACCGGCCGCTAGACAGGGGTAGAAACGAAATGGCATATCAAGCGTATTGGTTTGAGTGTCCGCATCGTCCATACGAGTGAGCGCATCATAAACTACAACATCCGTGCTGTTTTCTGGTGCGGGCCAAAGTTTTAAATTAGGCGTTACCTGACGATCCAAGAAAAATTGAGACGGACGACCCTTTGTCGTTTTATTTGGAATCGACAAATACGAATCCCGGCTTACCCGATCCAATGCATAATCTGTACCACTACGGCGAACAACCACGGATAAAACATCGATTACGTCGGTCCCCAAAGCGTATTCACGATCTGCCTCAGTCACTGTAATTGTACGCTGCTTTATGGTCCACTGATTCAAGCCACGATTTGCCCATTCTGCAAGCATAAGATTCATAGAACGCTTTGCAGTCTTTAAGTCATACCCCGTGCGAACTTCTAAGCCGCAACGCTCAAAAGCCTCTTCGATGTATTCGGCTACATCAAGCTCAAAATCTTTACTTCCAGAAGTTGTCATAGCTTACTTCTTTTTCTTAACAGCACCACCAGAACGCATCTTTTTCAACATGCCCCCGCCGCGCATTTTCTTCACCATTCCGCCACCGCGAAGCTTTTTCACAGGCCCGCCGCGCATTTTCTTTTTAGGTTTCATCGCCATCGATCAGTCTCCTATAAAGTTTTTCTCTTTGAGCAAAAATAGCTTCTACATCATAATCTTTAGCATACTCTTCGTAATATCCCAAGGCTTTGAGTTGTTTTGACGATTTGTACACTTTCGATAGTCTCTGTATAAAAATCATAGCATACTCTTCAGAAACAAGCTGCTCAAAAGTAGTTTCGTCCAAGTAATCACTTTCTTCGTCGTAAGGATGGAACCCCATAAGCCACATATCACGATCTACAAAAAAACCTAACGAAATAGCCTCGTTTAACTGTTCAAGGTAATCATGAAAAGCGTCCGGGTCTTTTTTGTAAGCTAAATCGACAACAATAACCAAATCAAAGGTGTCATCATACTGCGATACCGTACTATAAATAGATTGATAGTTGCTTTCGTACTTATACAAAACCGCTACACGCCCTTCTGCCCAAGCTTTTTTTGCGTAAGGACATGTAGGTAAGTTGTTGAAATATGGGTTAGGTTTCTGTAACGTATGCTCCGACCACGCTATGATTTCAGCGTAAATATCTTTCTCCAAAGAAGGTTTGAACGCTACGACGGACATCAGCTTACAGACCCCTTTGCACGTTTT